AAGATTCGGAGCATGGGCGTGTCCGTCCATTCGCTGAACCCGTGGACGACGTTCGCCCTCGAGGGGCACCGTTGGGAGCAGCACCGGTAGACTGAGACGACTTGGAGGTCGTCATGGCTGACTACTGCACCCTGTCCGAACTGAAGCAGTCGCTTCGGATCACGGACAACGTGGACAACGGGCTGCTGTCTGCTGCCATCACGGCGGCGTCCGGCTGGGTCGACGGCTACTGCGAGCGGACGTTCGAGGCTGCCGGGACCGCCATCACGTCCCGTGACTTCGTCCCTACCGGTCGGATGGAGGTTCTCGTCATCGACGATGCGGTCCAGGTGACGCAGGTCGCTATCGACGACGACCTGGACTACTCGTTCGGTGAGGTTCTGACGACGGACGACTACCAGCTCGAGCCGGTCGGGCAGCGGGCCGGTGGGGTGACGTTCCCGTACAACCGGATCAGGCCGATGGAGGACGGCTACTGGCCGCTCGACCTGCCGATGGGCCGTGCGACGGTGCGTGTGACGGGCCGGTTCGGTTGGGAGGCGACGCCGGACGTGGTGAAGCAGGCGACCATCCTTCAGGCGGCACGTCTGTTCACCCGCCTTGACTCGCCGCTGGGTGTGGCAGGGTTCGGGGAAATGGGTGCGATGCGGGTGTCCCGGTTCGTCGACCCTGACGTGGAGACGCTGCTCCGTCCGTTCCGTCGCATCCGCTTCTGATGGTTCCCGTCTCGGAGGTCCGGCAGGCGCTCGCCGACAAGGCTGCGAACGTGTACGGGCTGCGTGCGTACGCCTACCAGCCGGACGACCCCCGTCCTCCCGTGGCGTTCGTGATGCTGGACCGTATCGAGTACGACCTGAACGCGAACCGTGGGGCGGACACCCAGTTCTACGTCATCACGGTCATCGTCGGGCGTGCGAACGACCGGGCCGCTCAGAAGAACCTCGACCAGTACCTGATCGGGACGGACTCGGTGAAGGCTGCGCTCGAGGCGGACCGGACCCTCGGCGGGGTGGTCAACACCTGCCGGGTCACGGAGGCGCGGAACTACGTCTCGGTCAACGTCGGGGACACGACCTACTTGCAGGTTGAGCTCGAGGTGGAGGTCGTCGCATGATGTGGGAGGTGACGTCGGACAGGTTCGACCGGCCACGGGGTACGGTTCTGACCGAGTCGGACCTAGTAGGCTGTAACATCATGGCTGCGGTCGCCGGAGGACATCTGACGCCCGTGAAGCCGACCCGGAAGCCGAAGACGCCCAGAAGGGCGGAGGAGCAGTAAGCATGGCTCGTATCGTCCTTACTGATGCGTACATCAAGCTGAACAGCACCGACCTGTCCGACCACATCGCGTCGGTCGAGATCGCCCAGTCGTTCGACGCCATCGAGACGACCGCGTTCGGCGACTCAGGCCGTACCCGTACCGGTGGCCTCGAGGACTCGTCCATCACCCTGTCGTTCCACCAGGACTTCGCTTCGTCGCAGGTTGACGACACGATCGCGCCGCTGGTCGGCGGGACGGCGACGTTCGAGATTCGTGCGGTCGGGACTGCGACGGCGGTGTCGGCGACGAACCCGAAGTGGACCGGGACGCTTCTCATCACGGAGTGGTCGCCGCTGAACGGTGCGGTCGGCGAGCTGTCGACGGCGGATGTGACGTGGCCGGTGTCCGGTCAGATCGCTCGAGGCACGACCCCCTGATAGGAGCTGTTCGTGATCAGTCTTACCCTGCGTGTTGTTACGGCTGACTCTGAGCGGGACTACCGGCTGACGCCGTCTGTCGTGGTGGCGTTCGAGCGTCAGTTCGGGATGGGTCTCGGGAAGGCGTTCACGTCGGATCAGAAGGCGGAGCACGTCTACTGGTTGGCGTGGAAGGCTGTGCAGGCTGCGGGTGGTGTGGTGAAGCCGTTCGACAGCTGGCTGGAGTCGGTCGTCGACGTCGAGATGGTTGAGGATGCGGTCCGCCCTTAGATCGGCGGTCTGTGACGTGGATGGTCGCACAGGTCGCCGTTGAGACTGGTATCGCACCGTCCGAGCTGATGGCGGACTTTCACATGCTGCGTGCGATAGTGGCGTACCTTGACCATCGGTCGAAGAAGCAGGGACGCTGATGGCACGTCCTCAGATTCAGCTTGAGGGGTATCGGCAGCTTCGCCGGGACATGAAGCGTCTTGGTGATGAGGCTGTTGCCGGGTTGAAGCAGGTGAACAAGGACGCTGCCGACCTGGTGGCGGATACTGCTCGTCCTGACATTCCGGTGCGGTCGGGCCGGTTGAAGGGGACGCTGAGGACGAGTGGGACCGTGCGCGGTGGTGTGGTCCGGTTGGGCCGTAAGGCTGTGCCGTATGCGGGGCCGGTGCACTTCGGTTGGCCGAACCGTCCGAACCCGGCGAAGGGTCAGCGGGGTGGTCCTATCCGTCCGAACCCGTTCCTGTACGAGGCGACTGACAAGCGCATCCCGGAAGTGTTGGCGCTGTTCAGCAAGTACCTTGAGGGTCTTCCGACGTCCCGTCAGATCGGGTACAGGACGACGAAACGACCGTAAGGAGCCGAGATGGCAAGGCGTGGTACCGGCATCATCTCGGTCCTCATCACCGGCGATGCGAAGCCGTTCAACCGTGCCCTCGGCGACGTTGACAACCGGCTGGCGTCCTTCGGGAAGGCTGCCGGGCTTGCGGTGGCTGCTGCTGGTGCTGCTGTCACGGCGTTCGCTGTCAAGATCGGGAAGGATGCGGTTGGGGCTGCGTCTGACCTGGCGGAGTCTGTCAACGCGGTCAACGTCGCGTTCGGGGATGCTGCTCAGGGTGTTCTGAAGCTTGGGGAGACGTCGGCGACGCAGATGGGTGTGTCGCAGCGTGACTTCAACGCGGCTGCGGTCAGGTTCTCGGCGTTCGCAGACCGGATCGTTGGTGATGGTGGGAATGTTGCCGAGTTCGTCGGGGACATCTCGGTGCGGGCTGCTGACTTCGCTTCGGTGTTCAACATCGAGGTGTCTGAGGCGTTGCAGGTGTTCCAGTCTGGTCTGGCGGGTGAGGCGGAGCCGCTGAAGCGGTTCGGTATCAACCTGTTGCAGGCTGAGGTTCAGACGTATGCGCTCGAGGCCGGGATCATTGCGGCTGGCGAGACGATGACGGAGCAGCAGAAGGTCCAGGCACGTTATGGGCTGCTGATGCAGGAGACGGCGAAGACTGCCGGGGACTTTGCGAACACGTCGGATGGGCTGGCTAACTCGCAGCGGATTCTGCGTGCACGGTTGGATGACACGTCGGCCCGGCTGGGTGGGGCGCTCCTTCCGGCGATGACGAACATTGCGGGGACTATCGGGGAGAAGCTCGTTCCGATGTTCGAGACGTTCGCCCAATGGTTTGAGGACAACGAACCGGCGATCACGGCGTTCATCGAGAACGTGTTCGACCGTATTGTGACGACGGTGGGGAATGTGATCAGGGCGTTCCGTGAGTGGTATCAGGAGCATGGTCCGAAGGTGGTGACGTCGTTCACGAACATCTTCGCTCCGGTGAAGGACATCTGGGACAGTCTGACGAACATCGTGACTGGCATCGGGGATCTGATCAGCAAGTTCCGTGATGGTGAGGGGGATACGAACATGTTCGCGGCGCTGCTGTCGTGGATCGGTGATTCGGTTACCCGTATTGCGGACTTCATCTCGTATGTGACGGCTGAGATTGACCTGATGATTCAGGCGTTGAACCGGTTTGCGGATTCGCCGGGGGTGAAGGCGTTTGAGCGGATGGTGGAGCTGGCGCGTGAGCTTGGGCTGGTTGACGTGTTCAAGAACATCTTCTCGTCGACGATTCCTGGTCAGGTTGTGGGGTTTGAGCAGTTCTTGTCGCGTCGGGAGGCGGAGCGTCGGACGGCTGAGGCTGTGGCTGGTCAGCGGGTGGATGCTGGTGGGCGTGTGGGGAATGTGACGGTGAATGTGACGTCGGCGGATCCGCAGGCTGTGGTGGATGCGATCAGGTCGTACACGCGGATGAATGGTCCGTTGGGTCAGGCGGTGGTTGTCTGATGGTGGCGTGTGGTCTGTTGGGTCAGGTGGTGCGGGTGTGAGCGTGAAGGTTGAGGCGCAGTTCTCGGTGCCGTTGGCGTCGGGTGGTGTTGAGACTGACATCATGGTGGATGGGGTTCCGTACCGGGTCCACACGTTCCTGTCGTCTGCTGATTTCGT